GTGCGGCTACTATTGTTGTCCTAGAGGATGATGCAACGTCTGGTAAGGCTGCGGAGCATGCAAATGCTACCTTTGAAGACCCTGACCAACTCATAGTTGAAGTAGTTGGCTGGTAATTAATTTAAACCTAATGGTTCGGTAGTTGGGAAACAAATTGGAAAAGAAAGAAGAAGTAATCTTGGGGGATTTCGATCCCCATGTTGTTCATTATCGTGACCCCCTAACCATGAGAGTCACAAGAGTAAACGCCTATAGAATGATCGTATCTAAAGGGACTCGCTATTATGAGTGGCCTAAGGCATCCGGCAATCTATGGTATGAGGATCGACATCCTGCTGGTAAACTTGATGAGAAGGGCGAGATTGTCCTTGCAGCCGAGCACACCATATGGGTAGCACCTCTATCTGTTGATGAGGCCTTGGGTGTTCGCAATGCTACTTTAGAGCAGGAAAATATCCGTATAAAAGCCGAGTTAACTGCTATCAAGAAAGAGCAGGAAGGCGATAAGGCAATTGCTGCAGATGCTGCTTTAAAATCTGCTGCAAAAAGAGTAGTATCTACTAAAGCAATGGATAAGCCAGAGGTAGTCTCGGGTCCAACTGTTAAGTAGTTTAAAAGGGGAGAATCATGGCTAATTTTCGGACAACAGCTGATTATGTAGACAAGATTCTCGATCTTTCTGGCGAAATTACCAATGGTAACTCAGCCTATGAAGCATCAGCTCTTGCATATCTAAACCGAGTCCACCGTGCAGTAATTGGCGGTGGAAATGAATTCGGAGTGGATATTGATGAGATATGGCCTTGGGCCATGGCTAAACAGCCGATGGTCTTAGAACTACAACCTAAATATGTAACTGGCACTATATCGGTCACTAATAACTCGGCTGCTATCACCCTATCCGCTGCCCCAGCCTATAGCTTGGCCGGATACCACATTAATTTCCAGGGTGATGATAACATGTATAAGATCACTGCTAACGTGGCCGGAAACACTGCTGCCACTATTGATTCCCTATATCCTGACGTAACTGCAGCCGCACTCACCTTCGAAGCCTATAAGCTAGATTATGAACTCCTCCCCGATGTTATCACTATAGATGATACTAATAACAAGTTGGATTTCACTGAGGCCACTGCGGGTACAGTGCTGACAGCATCAATGACGAATGGCACCTTTCCAATTGCAACCGTGGTCACTGCCTTAAAAACAGCATTGGATGCTGCAGGGGCAAGTGTCTATACCGTCACCTACTCAACACCAACACGCAAGTTCACCATAGTGAGCGATCTTGCTGGCGCTGATAACATCTTCTCTATGCTAGGTGCATCAGGAACAAACACATATGTATCCATACTACCAACTCTTGGTTTCGGTATCCAGAACAACACCGCAGCGGCCACCTACACTAGTGAGAGAGCCTTGGGTGCCATTGGTAAACTATCCCAAGCAATGAATATGCACATCGCCTACAAGAGCGCCTCTGGAATCCAGGGGCTTGATCTAGATAGGTTCACCACTGACTACCCTCTAGCAGAAGTTCCTGAGGGCAATCCCTCTCGTTTCACTATCCTAGAAGAGAGAGATGACGGTTATGTAAGAGTGCGCTTTAATAAATACCCAGAAGAGGCAAGACGAGTGGAAATTAATTATGTTCCACAGCCCCTAGCCCTATATGACAATGCCTATTCACAACCCCTAGTACCTCTCAAGTATTCACAAATACTCACGCATGGCGCTGCCACCTTACTAGCTCTTGAAAAGAATGATAGCAGGGCAGTAGACTACCTAGCCATTACAACAAATACACTCAATGCCATGCTTCGAGCGTATCGCAAAACCGAGCGCAGGGTGAATAAGAACTACGGACAGATCATAGCTAGGGAAGACCTCTTATCAGGCAAGCGAAAAAGACTCCTTTATGGATATGAGGTCGATTAATGTCCTACAAAGGCGCTATTGTTACTATCCCTCTTGGTCAGTACGGTCTCCTTACTGATCATAGCCCTAGTGATCTCCCTATGGGCGCCCTTATCCAGGCTAAGAATGTGGTACTCAATGAAGGCCTTATTCAAAAAGCACCAGGAAGCTATAAATATAATCCAAATAATCAACTCGCTAAGATAGTGGGTCTGTGGGATTGGAATCCAAGCCTCTCTATTCAGCGCATGATTGCTGTCACATCCACAGGAAGCATCTATAAAGACCTGGGTGACGGGACTTTTAATGGATCCTTAGCCATAAATACTAGCCTGGGTAATCTAACTCCGCGCTGCTCCTTTGTTCAGGGCGGTAATGAGACTGCGGGTCGCGCTAAGAAGTTATTTTTCTTCTCTGACGGGGAGCACCAGCTAGAAGTAATGGATGGAGATGGCGCGGCTTTTGCAGAGATCACACTTCCTGCAGCCGACTGGACGCCTGGTAACTACCCCAGGGTGGGAATAACTCACCGGAATCGTCTATGGGCCTTTCAAGATCAAAGGGGATATGCATCTACCACTGGCGATCATGAGGATTTCCAGGCCGCCACTATCCTTACTCAAAACATATACCCTGGTGAGGGTGGCGACATCATAGGTGCCTATATTTTTAAAGGACGCTTGTTCGTTTTTAAAGAGGGTAACTTTATCTATTACCTAGAGGATCAAGACACAAGCAGTACTAATTGGTATTGGAGAAAGCTCGCAGGTAACTTTGGCCTTGCCAGCCCAAATGCTATCACCACTCCTATTGATGATTTATTTGCTGGTGATAATAATGGATCAGTTATATCGCAAAAAGCCACCGAAACTCTTGGGGACATAGAATCCTCAGACGTATTTAGAATAGCTCAAGTGGAGAGATATATTAAAGCCACCACGCATCCGGTGGGACTCCCCTATATGCACTCTATTTATGATGAGCAACTCAAGCAAGTCTACTATACCAGTAGGTCCACCTATACTAATGAAAATGACATGCTCATAAACATAGACCTTAATGGACAAATGCCTCGCATCACTTATCTACAAAAGGGCACTCCTACATGCCTAGCTGTTAGAAAAGATGCATACGGAGCAATGCGCCCTATATATGGATCCTCTGATGGCTATGTTCATATAATGAATTACGAGGATCGCCTTGAAGGCTCCACTGCCTATGAAGGCTCTTTCCAAACCGCCTATACCGACTTTAAGGCGGCTGCTCCCGAACTCTCTGTAAAGCAAAAGCAGTTCGACTTCCTCTGGGTGGAGTTTGTAGAGGAGGGGGAATTTGATCTCTCTATAGACGTCTACATAGATGGTAAATTCGTAGAGACTACCTCGACCAAAATGATATTAAGAAATGATGAAATCACTGAGTTCCTCCTTGGCACAGATCGAACAGCGCAATACACTACAATAAGTAATCCTATCCCTTTGCACGGAATGGGTAGACGCATTAGCTTTAGATGTTATAATGCAGGATCAAATCAGAGCTTTCGCATAGCTAGTCTATCTGTAGGATTTAGACCAACTCACGAAGGTTTTACAATATTCTAAGGAGACAGTTATGGGAGCTACATTCAATCGAGTAAAAACATGGGTAGCAGAGAAATTACTCGTAGCTGACATCAATGCTGAGTTTGACAATATTCTATCTAACCTTACTCCGGCTGGCGTAGATGATGCCAGTGCTAACACAGCTGCAATGCAAGTACAGACTGATCCAGGTGAGGTGGGCACAGAGAGCCTTGCCACATCCATCGGTGGTGAGCTTGAGAGACTTCGCTTTGAAATTGCGGAGATAAAGGGAACTACTTATCACTACACTACTGCGGCCACGGACCTAGCAGCTATTAATACTAGCCTAACAAATCTGGGGGCAGGTACTGGTGGAATAACCTCCGGTGCCACTAGTGCCAATTCTGCCCAATCAATGCTTCTGGTTCCTGAGGGAGCTGGTGTAGGGAACAACTGTGTTATTAAAGCTGGTACTACAGACCTCGTATATTCTATCAATAATGTTACATACACAGCCACATCTGATGTCACTATCACTAGCTTTACAGCGCCTCCTATTACTAACAATACAGCATTGATAAATAACCCTGGATTAAATGACCAGTTCTGGACAAAGTGGGATGGTATTGGTGGTGGTGGATTCTTTATAAACACTGCTGGACCAGAAATCTCTTCCAAAGAGTTTTTTACATCAGCTTTTAAAATAGTCAATACTGGTGCAGAGGTTGAATACTTCTTAGGAAGAAATCTAGATGTCACTATAGATATTATTACAGACTTAAAACGGGGCTGGTTTTTTGATGAGAATTCCGCACCTGTAGAGCCTATCGTATTTGGTGATGACGATGTCGTCACCCTAATGAACCTTGCTTACATATTCCTCTCCTCCACACAAACTGCTACGGTCACTTACAATGAGCCTATTTATAAAGGAACTGCGCCCACGGTTGGGATCGCAACAGGGGATTTCTGGTTTGATATACCTAACTCTAAATGGATGAAATATAATGGATCCACTTGGGATGATTCCCTTTCTGTCCTCATAGGAACTGCGGTCATCGATGAGAATGGTGATTGTGTAGCAGCAAGATCTGAAGATTTTACTCATGTTCCTAGTGCTGTAAATGAGGTAGCTCTTATGCAGTCCTTTAGTCTGACTTCTAAGGTGTATAGCAAGAGCAATCCTTCAGTAGCTGTGATGGGAAAGTTAATAGATTTCGGCCCTCGCCAGTTCGTTTGGGACATGGCCATAGATCTCGAGTCAGGAGTCACTGAAGCTGCCAGCACTGTCTACCATTTATATATAAAAGATACAGGGGATGTTGTGATAAGCGATAAGCCCCCGCAATATTTTGATGGGCGACTTGGCTGGTATCATACTTATGAAACCTGGCGCTGTATTGGACAAGCATTCAATGCTGCGGATAGTGATCTTACATCCCCTTTAGCTTATATAAATGATGGGGCAACACAACATGCGGCACATTATATAAAGGCCGCAGGAGCATTAACATTCATCTATCTTAGTGTCCCTGTAAAAAGACACACTATGGGTCAGTGGAGCGTTACACTAACAAATGATTACGGAGATGCATTCCCCACAGGCACAGTAGCTTTTCCCTTTTACCAAACCATAACTGTTCCATCGACAGCTACACT